AAAATGTATCTTACTGAAAATTTACAAGAAAAGTGGCAGCCAGTCTTAGAACATCCAGATTTGCCAAAAATCGGAGATTCTTACAAACGAGCTGTTACAACTGTAATTCTTGAGAACCAAGAAAAAGCAGTTAGAGAAGATAGAGGGTTTATGGCTGAGGCTGCCCCTGCTAATGCGACTGGTAGTTCTATTGATAACTGGGATCCAGTATTAATATCACTAGTTCGTAGAGCAATGCCTAACCTAATCGCTTATGATGTATGTGGCGTTCAACCGATGACTGGTCCAACTGGACTAATCTTCGCTATGAAGTCAAGATTTGCAACACAAGGCGGTACTGAAGCATTATTTAACGAAGCGGATTCAGATTTTTCTGCTCGTGATGCTGCTGGTGGTTCTGGTTCTCCAGACGCACAAGCTGGTACAAACCCTGCTACACTAAACGATAGTCCTGCTGCTGGTACTTTTACCACTGGTTCTGGATTTACTACTGCACAAGCAGAAACACTAGGTGATGGTACTGATGAGTTTGCTGAAATGGCTTTCTCAATCGATAAAGTAACTGTTACTGCTAAATCACGTGCTCTAAAAGCTGAGTACACTATGGAACTTGCACAAGACTTAAAAGCAATCCATGGATTAGACGCAGAAACAGAACTTGCTAACATCTTATCAAGTGAAATTCTTGCAGAAATCAACCGTGAAGTAGTTAGAACTATTTACTCACACGCTAATAAAGGCGCTGAAGTAAATACTACAACTGCTGGTATTTTTGATCTTGACACAGACTCTAACGGTCGTTGGTCAGTTGAAAAATTCAAAGGTCTTCTTTTCCAACTGGAAAGAGATGCTAATGCGATTGGTCAAAAAACAAGAAGAGGTAAAGGTAATATCATCATAACTTCTGCTGATGTTGCTTCTGCTTTACAAATGGCTGGTGTATTAGATTATGCTCCTGCATTATCTTCTAACTTAAATGTTGATGATACTGGTAATACTTTTGCTGGTGTTCTAAACGGAAAATTCAAAGTATATGTTGATCCATATGCAGCGAACATTTCTGCTGATCAATACTACGTTGTAGGTTATAAAGGAACTAGTCCTTACGATTCAGGTCTGTTTTATTGCCCATATGTTCCACTACAAATGGTGAGAGCAGTTGGACAAGACAGCTTCCAACCTAAAATTGGTTTCAAAACTCGTTACGGAATGGTTCAAAATCCATTTGCAACGACAAACGGCTTAGGCGCAGTAGATAATTCTGGTGCGGTTGCTGCTGGAGATCAAAATATCTATTACAGACGAGTTAAAGTTACAAACATTATGTAATTTTACTTTAAGTAAAAGACTTTAAAAAGGGGGCTTTATGCCCCCTTTTTTTTATCTAAGGAACTCTTATAAATACTAGTATGACTGAAACAAATATTAACACTAGACAACCGATAATCATGGACTATGCAAGTCCTTTACAGTTTAGATTTAAATGTACTAAACTACCACTTGTAGAGTATTTTTGTCAAACGGCAAATGTACCATCTATATCACTAGGTGAAGCAACAGTTACTAACCCACTATATGACTATCCTATACCTGGCGATAAAGTTACATACGGAAGTCTAGACATATCATTCTTAGTAGATGAAAATTTAAACAACTATAAAGAACTACACGATTGGATACTTGGTCTAGGGTTTCCAAATGATAATCTACAGTATGCAAACTTAGTATCTGGATCTGCTGACACATTTCCTGGTACAACTGCAAGCACTGCCGCAACAGGAACTTCTATAAAACAACCTATTCCAGAAGGCGGAATATATTCTGACGCTACTTTAACCGTATTAAATAGTAAGAATGTTGCAAAGACTGAAATAAGATTTCAAAATTTATATCCAACTTCTCTTGGTTCACTAAACTATGATATACAAGCATCCGATGTTGATTACCTGACTGTTTCAGCAAGTTTTAATTACATTAATTACGATATAGTACAAATTTCTACTACCTAGACCTTGACTTTTCACCGATAAAGTGATATAATATATACTATGACATTAGAAGAATTACAGACACAAGTTAATAGGGACTTTAAAATAGATGATACTGAATTAGATTCAGAGTCTATTAAGATACCTTTATTACATAACAAATATCTCCAACATCTCAATAAGTTTTCTTTACTCTTAAAGAAGGCTGAATATGACCATAAACTACTTGTAAGATCAAAGTGGGAATATTATACTGGTAAAGCAGACGCTTCAGTATATAAAGAAACACCATTTGATATAAAAGTATTGAAGTCGGATGTTCATATCTACATTGACTCAGATGAAGAACTACAAAAGGCAGATCAAAAAGTTGCATACTTAAATGTAGTAGTTAAATATCTAGAGCAAGTATTGAGAAGTATCAACAATAGAACTTTCTTAATAAAGAATGCTATTGAATGGAAGAAGTTTACTAGCGGAGCAATATAATGGAACATCAAAAAATATTTCCAACAAACATTTTTATAGAAGATAACTTTATTGATATTTCAAAAGGTCCTGAATATACTGATGGATGTATTCACAATATGAAAAAACATATTGAAAAAGACTGGGCAAAAAGAGATAAAAATAAACGAAACTTTCAAACTGATTCTTTTTTATATAGTTTAAAAGAGTTTCAACCCTTTGCAGATTTAATCTTAAACAAGAATTTAGAAAACATGAAAACATTAGAATATAATGTTAAACTTGAAGATTTAGTTATGTCGGGTATGTGGGCAAATGTAATCGCACCAGGCGAATCACATAGGGCACACACACATTCAAACAATTTATTGAGTGGAGTATATTACTTACACTCTGACCAAAACGCAGGTATTACATTTCAAGACCCAAGACCTGCAGCTGATGTATTAGTACCAAGAAAGATAAAAAACAATTCTGTAAACTCTAACTTAATGGAGTATGCCTCTAAAATGAATAGAGTAATAATGTTTCCGTCATGGTTATTACATTGGGTAAATGTAAATACATCAACAAGCAATCGCATAAGTATATCTTGGAATATACATTTGAAAGGGCAATTAGGTGAACACCATGACTTACAATCCGCCATCTATTGACGATTATACAAATACAATTCTTGACTATATAGAGTATTATCCTAATGTAGTTGATTCGAAATTGTGTGATACTATCATAAATCACTTTGATAAAAATGCAAAGTGGGAAACATCTACATTTTCAACTCACAATAAAAATTTAGGTACTTCTAAAGTCAATATGCAAGAGTATTGGATTACAAAGAAGGATAATTATTCTGAACATCTAAGAACTGCCTTTGTCAAATCAATCTCTAGTTATACACAAACTCACGATAAGATAGTACCAGAAAAGTTTACTAACTTTAGAATTAATAGATATTCTACTGGTGGTTTTATGAAAAATCACATTGATAATATACATCACAGCCATGGACAGAAATATGGTTATCCACATCTAACATCTTTAATCTTTTTAAATGATGAATACGAGGGTGGTGATTTTGTATTGTGTGATGGTAAATTTACTGCACCTAAACAACAAGGTTCTGCTGTTGTATTTCCTTCAAACTTTATGTATCCCCACGAAGTAAAAGAAGTTACAAGTGGTAATAGATATAGTATAATGACATGGTTACTTTGATCTATGGATACGCTGATAATAGAAAAGAAAGATGAGGTATATCTAACCGTTGATTGTGATCCGAATATTCAACGAGAGATTTCTGAATTTTTTACTTTCTATGTACCAGGATATAAGTTTATGCCAGCATTTCGTAATCGAATGTGGGATGGCAAGATAAGATTATTTTCACAAAAAACAAAAGAGATATACTTTGGATTATTTCCATATATCAAAGCGTTTGCTGAAGAACGAGAATATAAAATCGTCTGTGGTAAAGGTGTTGATATAGATAATAAAGTAGATAGAGATATCGTTACAAAGTTTTCTAACAGTCTAGGTCAATCATTCGAGGCAAGAGATTATCAAATAGACGCCATATATCATAGTCTAAAATTCAATCGAGCATTACTATTAAGTCCTACAGCTTCAGGTAAGTCATTCATTATCTATGCTCTCATTCGATATTACTCACACTTAATCAAAGACGAATCTAATAATCGTTGTTTACTTATAGTACCAACAACATCTTTAGTTGAGCAGATGTATTCTGACTTTAAATCTTATGGTTGGAATGTAGAAAAGAACTGCCATAGATTGTATAGTGGCTATTCAAATCAAACAGATAAGAAGGTTTTAATCTCTACTTGGCAGAGTTTATATAAATTGCCGAAGGATTATTTTAGTCAATTTGGTGTAGTGTTTGGTGATGAAGCACATCTATTTAAATCTAAATCATTAACAGAAATCATGTCAAAACTTACCGACTGTAAATATCGTATCGGTCTTACAGGTACACTTGATGGTGCTCACACACATAAACTTGTATTAGAAGGTCTGTTTGGTGCTGTAAATAAAGTTACATCAACTCGAAAACTTATGGATAAACAACAACTATCAAATTTAGTGGTGCGTTGTTTAATACTAAAACACAATGAAGCAAACTCAAAGATGGTAGTCAATGGTAAGTATCAAGATGAGATTGACTATCTAGTAAGTTCAACTGCCAGAAATAACTTTATTAAGAACTTAGCACTCAAGGCAAAAGGTAATACATTAGTCTTATTTCAACTTGTAGAGAAACATGGTAAAAATCTTTATAATATAATTAAAGAAAAAGCAGATGCCGATAGAAAGATTTTTTATATTCATGGTGGTGTTGAAACAGATGAACGAGAGAAAGCTCGGGCAATCGTAGAGAACGAAAACAATGCTATTATTATTGCAAGTTACGGCACATTCTCTACTGGTATTAATATTAAGAACTTACATAATATAGTTTTTGCCAGTCCTTCTAAGAGTAGGATTAGAAATCTACAATCGATTGGTCGTGGTTTACGATTAGGTGATAATAAGATAAACGCTACCTTGTATGATATAGCAGATGACCTATCATATAAAACAAAAGAGAACTACACTTTAAGACATTTTCAGGAGAGAATAAATATCTATACTGAGGAAGAATTTGATTACGAAATGCATAACATAGAATTAAAGGACTGATAAATAGTAGTATGGATAAAGAAGAAATTAAAAACTATCAGATGATTAAGTTAACAAATGGCACCTTACTGATTGGTCAGATCGTTGCGAATCACAAAGAAGAACTTGTGATAGAAATGCCTTTACAACTTAAAACTGTGGCACGAACTACATCTTTTGGTGTTAAAGATGATTCTACACTTACACCTTGGATACCATTTACAGATGATAGAAGATTATCCATTCCTACAGATAAGATAATATCAGTAGTTAATGCTAATAAAGATATTTCAAATTACTATGAGGTTATATTAGATAAGTTAAATAAACCTAAAGAGGCTGTGCAACAACTATCGCCTAAAGATATATCAAAGATATTAGAAATTGCGGATGAACTTGATAGGCAAGATCGAGGTGAAGAATATGATGAGGAAGATGTGAATCATTTGATTAATAAGACCAAGACTGTACACTAGGTATAGCTGGTTCTCTGAAAAGACTACATAGTCTATTATACACACATTCCCACAAGTGTCAAGCTCCTGCGAAAATTAAATTAAAATATTGTTTACACCTTGACAAAGGCACTTAAATACTGTATAATAAGAGATATTATGGAAAACAAAAAAACATTAAAAGCAAAACAAAAACCTCACTATGTAGATAACAAGAAGTTTCTTGAGGCGATGACCGATTACAGATTAAAATGTCAAAAGGCAGCCGCGAGAAATAGAAGAAATCCACCTGTTACTAATTATATAGGTGAGTGTTTTTTAAAGATAGCAAATCATTTATCTTATAGACCTAATTTTATTAACTATACTTACCGAGACGATATGATCTCGGATGGCATAGAAAACTGTTTACAGTATATGAGCAACTTTGATCCCGCTAAATCAAAGAATCCGTTTGCATACTTTACACAAATTATATACTATGCATTTATTAGACGAATTCAAAAAGAAAAGAAACAACAACTAGTAAAATCTAGATTGATTATAAATTCAGGTGTTGAAAGTATGATGGATCAGTTAGTTGGCGATGATGCTAAGTATCATAGTTCAATGTTAGATTTCTTACAAAGAAACACCATTATAGAAGAACCAGTAGTAAAGAAAAAGACTAAGACTAAAAAGTAATTGAGTAGGTAGGTATGAAGATTGCATTATTAAACGACACCCATTTTGGTGCCAGAAACGATAGCATTATATTTGATGACTATTTTCACAAATTTTATGATGAGATATTTTTTCCTTATTTAAAGGAACATAATATAAAGACTCTCGTTCATCTAGGTGATGTAGTTGATCGTAGAAAGTTTATCAACTATAGAGTTGCTGATAACTTTAGAAAGAAGTTTCTAACAAAACTTTGGGATGAAAAGATAGACACCCATATCATTATCGGTAATCACGATATATATTTTCGAAATACAAATAAAGTAAATGCATTACAGCAGTTATGTACTTCTGCCGATGGGGTTAATGAGCCGTGGATATATGAAGATCCAAAAGTAGTTGACTTTGATGGTCTTAAAGTATTAATGTTACCATGGATTAATCCAGAGAATGAAAAAGAATCTTTAGATATGTTAGATACTGCTGAGGCAGATGTCTGTTTAGCACACCTAGACTTAAATGGTTTTGTTATGCACGATACTATTACACAATATCACGGATACGATAAAAGTATTGTTAAGAGATTTGAGAAAACATATAGTGGTCATTTTCATAACAGAAGTGATGATGGTCAAATATACTATCTCGGTTCTCAATACGAAATGAATTGGTCAGATTACAATGTACAAAAAGGTTTTCACATATTAGATACCGATACTAGAGAAGTGGAGTTCATTCCTAATCCACTCACCATTTACAAAAAATTGATGTATGATGATTCGCAAACGGATTATGATAAGTTTGATGTTTCGGACTTCAATCAAAAATTCGTGAAATTAATAGTGGTTAATAAAAAAGATAACGAAATGTTTGACAGACTGCTAGAAAAGATGTATAATAGCATAAGTGTACACGAACTAAAGATACTTGAAGATTATTCTGATTTATCACACCACAATGTAAGTGATGATGTTGTTGAAGGATCCGAAGATACGATTACACTTGTTAATAATTATGTGGATCAATTGAGTGTTGATTTAGATAAAGACAGATTGAAAGTTATGATAAAAGAAATGTTTATCGAGGCACAAGATACAGATGCCGTTAGTGAAGGATGAAATATAAAGTAATATATGCAGACCCACCATGGTATTTTAAATCATATTCTAAAA